CGAGATTCTCAATCGTCTGGCGGCGATCAAGCGCAACCCCGCCGCGCTTCTCGCGGCAATCGAAGGGCAGGGATTCGATGTCTCCAGCGGCATCGCTGGTCTGCCCGAATCGCTCTTGCCTCGCGTGGAAGCGTGGGTCGCCAAGGCTGTCCAAGCCCACGGCGAGGCGGCTGGGGAAGAAAATGCGGAATCTTCCGCAGAGGGTAGTGACAAGTCCTCGCGGCTGGATACGCTCCGCACCCGCCGCTCCTCAAGGGGCGGCTGATGTCCAACCAAAGGTCAAGTCGCTCCCGACGACTACTGCGCTGTGGCGCATCGGGAAGGGTGACGACTGCCCGTCGAGAAGGTCGAGGTCTCCCCGTCGAAAGACGGGGATTTGCCGTAGGGATTGGCTCTACCCTACGCCGAGTGTCAACGATTGACACCCGCGCTATTCCCCGTCATCAGCGGGTGGCTGACCCCACCGAAATGAGCATTCTGACGGGGCGCGATACGCGCTGTACGCCGAAAGGGTCAGCCAGAGATCGCAGCGGCTCTCCTTCAGGAGCCGCTCTGCGCTCCCGCCTCACGGGTAGCCAAAGAAACACCTCAACATCAAGGATGATACGGGAATGACGAAGACCAAGAAGACGGTTGTCCCTCTCGCAGACCTCACCGATGATGCGCGGTTTCAGTCGCGCACCCGTACCGACACGGGAACGGTTGACGACTACAAGGAGTCGATGTCGGGCGGCGCGGTCATGCCACCAATCACGGTCGCTCTTGTCGAGGGCGTGATGTTCATCGTTGACGGATGGCATCGCGTTCAGGCTGCACGGGAACTTGGATACGAGGAGATCGAAGCCGAGGTCATTCCGATGACCGACAGCGAGGCTATGTGGCGTGCCGCTGGCGCGAACCAGTCGCACGGTCTGCGCCGAAGCAACGCCGACAAGATTCGCGCCGTCGAGATGGTTCTCGCGATCCCGACCACCGAGATGATGTCGGACAGGGAGATCGCGCGGCGCATCGGCGTGTCGCATGAGTTCGTGCGACAGCACAGGATGCGCGAGGAGGAAGGCTCCGATTCGGTCGATGAGGTCGAGGAGATGGACGAGGAGTCCACGGGCGTTGACGGCGACGATGACGCTGGCGACAACGCCGCAGACGAGCCGATGGCGGAGGCGAAGAAGAAGTACACGGAGATCATCGGCATGATCGACGCGGTGCGTGCCGCGCTCACGATGCTGTCGAGCGACCCCGCTGGCTATTCGGTCAACTGGAACGCGCTGGACGCGGACATAAGGAACGCCAAGCGTTGCCTGACCGATGCGATGCCGCACGACCTGTGCGTGTATTGCAATGGAGACGGGTGCGATGCCTGCAAGCACACGGGCTGGCTTGGAAAGGTCGCAATCGAAATGGCTCCGAAGAATCTCAAGAAGGGACGCAAGTGATGTTCATTCCAATCTCTGAACTGGTGTTCGTGCCAGTCGATTCCGTCAGCAGAATCTCGTTCTTTGGCGGCGATGCCAGAGTCGAACTCAAGCCGAGCGCGACCCGTGGTGATGAGGTGATCGTGGTCAAGGACGAGGATGCCCGCAGGCTGTTCTCGTTCATCATGGCGCAGATGCCCCCGTCCCACTATCACGCGACGATGGAAGAAGCCGCGAGAAGCGGCGTTGCAGGCGATGACTCGCATCCGTATCGGAAGCCGACCGCATGACCGACCTGTTCACTCCCACGCAGTTGATTCAGCGCAAGGCGATCAGCCTGCGTCCGTACCAGACCGAGGCTGTCGAGGCTGTCGAACGCGAGTTCCAGACCAACGACTCGACCCTGCTCGTCATGGCGACTGGTCTTGGCAAGACGGCGACCTTTGGCGAGATGATCCGCCGAATGTCTGGCAATGGGAAGCGTTGCCTAGTGATCGCCCACCGAAGCGAACTTGTCGAACAGGCTGCAAAACACATCCAGACGCGGGTCGGCATCAACGCCTCCGTTGAGATGGCGGAGCGGCGTGCGACGAACGGCATCTACGCCGATCCAGTCGTCGTCGCATCCGTCCAGACCTGTGTCGCGGAGAGCGGCGGTTCGCGGCGGATGGAGCGGTTCAACCCATCGCAGTTCAGCCTTGTCGTCGTTGACGAGGCTCACCACGCGACGAGTTCGTCGTACCGAGATGTCATCAACTGGTTCACCGCTGGCGGCGCGAAGGTTCTTGGCGTTACCGCGACCCCCGACCGCGCCGACGAAGAGGCTCTTGGTCAGGTGTTCGATTCGGTCGCGTATGAGTACGGTGTCGCTGAAGGCATTGCAGACGGATTCCTCGTCCCCATCAAGCAGACGATGGTCACGGTCAGCAGCCTCGACTACTCCGACTGCCGCACCACCGCTGGCGACCTCAACGGAGCCGACCTCGACCGCGTTCTGAAGTACGAGGAGACGCTCCACCGCATGGTCGAGCCGACCGTGAAGATCGCTGGCGACAGGCGAACGCTCATCTTCTGCGCGTCCGTCGAACACGCCGAGCGGGTGGCTGAAATCATCAACAGGTACAAGCCCAACACGGCGGCGTTCGTGAGCGCGAACACCCCGCACGACCGCAGGCGAACCATCTTCCGCGACTTCGGTGACGGCAAGTACCAGTTCCTTTGCAATGTCGGCATCGCCACGGAGGGGTGGGACGACCCAGCAACGGACGGCAAGGGCGTTCAGTTCATCGCCATGATGCGCCCGACCAAGAGCAGGAGCCTCTACTGCCAGATGGTTGGTCGCGGTACGAGGACGCTGCCGAGCGTGATTGACGGGATCGAAACGCCAGAGGGGAGACGGGCTGCAATCGCGTCGAGCGCGAAGAAGTGCGTGACCGTCCTCGACTTCGTTGGGAACTCTGGTCGCCACAAGTTGATGCGTGTCGCGGACGCGCTTGGAGGAAACTGGTCTGACGCTGTGCGCGACAGGGCTACGGCGAAGTCGGAGCAGGATGCCAACAACTCGCTGCTGGTCGAGGTCGATGTACTTGAGCAGATGGATGAGGTCGAGCGCGACCTCAAGCGCGAGGCGGAGGAGAAGCGCAGGACTTTCATCAAGATTCGCACGACCTACAAGACGCAGGACATCGACCCGTTCTCGTCGCTTGGGATCGTGCCGCAGCGCGTGCCCGGGTGGGCGAAGCGCATTCCTGCCAGCGAGAAGCAGATCGCCTTCCTGAAGCGCAACAACATTCCCAATGTTGACAACCTCAACACCAAGGAGGCAAGCCAGTTGATCGAACACCTCATGTCCGCGCCCACGGACAAGCAGGCATGGGTGCTTCGCAAGGCGGGTCTCGACCCCGCGAACTTCGACCGCAAGGGCGCGTCAGAGGCAATCGACAAGATCAAGAAAGGCGAGAAGGTGGCGTGATGGACGAGAAGGAGGCTCTTCTGCGCGAGACGATGCAGGCGGTTTCGGCACGCGCAGCCGCGTATGGAAGCGCGAATCATCACTTTGCACGAACGATTGGCGCGATCAACGCCATGTTCAAGCACAAGTTCAACGAGGACTTGACACCAAGCGACTGGGCGATGATGATGATGATCGACAAGATCGCACGGGAGCAGCACGCTCCCAAGCGGGACAACGCCGTCGATATTGCGGGATACGCGGCGTGTCTGGCTCAATGCCGCATGGAGGCGGGCAACTATGGCGGATCAACAGGCAAGCAAGACTGACGATACCCCGAAGCGCAAGTACGCCAAGGAGGAGATTGTCTTCATCCGATGCCGTGTGGTGAACTACGACTTCGACACGAAGTCGCACGCCTACGGCGCGGAGGAGTCGATCCAGAATCCAGATCGCGGCGAATACCTACTTGAGACGGTCAACAAGATGGGCAGGGCTGACGAGCAGAGCCGCCCGATCTGGATCATCGACGCTCACCTTGTCTCGCTGGAAGAGGCGAAGAGGGCTGTGCGCCGATGAGCCGCGTACTCCGCCTTGTGGACAGGTCTACTGGCGAGGTCACCTTTGAGGGTCGCCGCGTCACGAACAGGGTTCCGTGTCCTGTATGCGCCCAACTGCACAAGCATCAGAGTTGGTGCTTGATCGACCAAGACAGGGGTCTCGTGATATGCCCGAGGGTCGAGAGCCGCAAGAAGATCGGTGAGGCTGGGTGGCTACACGCCATCGACGGCAAGGAGATCGGTGAGGCGGCGCGGTTCAGCGTGAAGATGTGGAGCGAGTCGCGTGCGGAGATGCACGACTTCGGCAAGATGCAGAACAAACTGCGCTCTTCGATCACGCTCACTCAACTGACGGAACTGGCGACGAGCCTTGGCGTGTCGAGGGCTTCGCTGGAGTCGTATGGCATTGGGTGGGACGGTCGATGCTGGTCGTTCCCGATGTGGAGCAGGGGTGTAGTCTGTGGGATACGGCTTCGCGCACCAGACAAGAAGTTCTGCGTGACGGGGAGCAGGCTTGGTCTGTTCCTGCCGAAGCATGGGAATGTCCAGAAGGAAGGGGACTTGTTCATCTGCGAGGGCGAGTCGGACGCGGCTGCAATGACGGATCGCGGATTTGTTGCTGTCGGACGACCGGGGTGCAAGTTGGCGGTCTCCGATTGCTGCTCCATCGCGACTGGCAGGGATGTCGTCATCGCCCGAGACAACGATGCCGCTGGAAGGGCTGGAGCCACCGAACTCGCCTCCATGATTCGCAAGGATTACGCCAAGAGCGCGTGCATCATCGCGCCGCCAGCCGCCTACAAGGACTTCAGGGCGTGGATCAATGACGGAGCGCAGCAAGACGACATCCAAGCCATCGTGAAGGCGAGGCGCGGATGGTGATCGCCTACGAGGTCGATGCCTCCACCGTCATCTCCTTCACGGTCGCTGGACTTCCTGTGGCGCAGCCGAGGGCTAGGCACGCGAGGATCGGCAACCATGTCCGAACCTACTACCCGTCCAGCCACCCAATCGGCAACTGGAAGAACATGGTGGTCATTGCCGTCAGGGAGGCATTTGCCAATGCAGCCCTCTCTGCTCCAATCGACTGCCCCGTGTTCGTCCGCGCCGAGTTCGTGTTCCCGATGGTGACGACGACCAAGATGCTCCAGAAGACAAGCAAGCCAGACTGCGACAATCTGACCAAG